GTTATTAACGGCCTCCGTTATGACGGATTCACGGATTATTCATATTCTGGGTCTCCTTATCTGCAACGCCGTAAAAACAAGTGGGTGGTCGTCGGCGTTCATTATGGACGCAACGAGGAAGGAAAATTTAATGTCGGAACCGGTGTTGGCTATTTAGCTGGCCCGGCGCCGATGCCTGCCGCACCACCCGCACAAAATTTTATCCCAGAAACGCCGTGGGCCGAGAAAGCGAGAGCTTACAAGGAATACATGGCGATTTTGGATGCCAACTTGCGTGGTCGCGGCTACGAAGACGATTCCGAGGTGGATTCGTTCGACGATGCTCGCGACAGATACCACGTGGGTTGGTCCGAGGACGATGACGATGATTACTTCGGCCGCCGACAGGCGGCCGCTGAGGATCAAAGTCGTGGTAAGTACGATCTCGGTGCGCAGCGTGGAGTCGGTGACGATTCCAGCTATTCCGCCGAGACCACGCAAGTGTCCCACCCCGCGCAGGTTTTTCCCAAGGCCCCCGCGGTGGGGGGCGTACACAATACACCAGCTACATCGAAGGCTACAACGCAAGCACTAATCGTGCAAACGTCTATGCCCGTTGTGGCATCCGGTGGCTCGAGCAGCCCGAGGTCATCCATACCAACGGCTCCGGCCTTAAAGTGGTCGGATTTGCCCGACCCGTCCGCGGTTTCGAGCCAATTTCACGAGAAGCCGCCCTCATCAAAGCCCTTAGGCGAGCAGCTGGTCACCCAACAACAGATGGAGTTGGAGATCAAGCGAGCAGCCAAGGAGGCGACCAAGCAGGCCAATATCAAGAACGCGCAAGCGTTGAAGGAGGCCAAGGACCGTCGGATGGCAGCAGCAGCTGCTCGGAAAGCGGTGCAGGTGCCCCCACCTGCGTCGAAGGCTTCTGCGGAAGATGTGATGATTGCAAAGATTGCGCAAGCAGTTGCAGCAGCATTCTCTCAGCAGTCCTCGATTTCCACCAGCCCAGGCGATCTGCCGAAGCTGAAAGGCGAAGTCTGATCCTCCAATCAGGCTACCCCGCCGCACATGGCTCTCTGGATTCTTTCTTTAAGTCCAGCGATAGTCAGCGGCAAACATTTTTGCATAGCATTGCTGAAGAATATCCGCGTGCTCCGTTCAAGCAGTTACCAACGAAGGAAGTCTTGGTTTCGCGCGTTGAGCAATTCCTGTCCGGTTCCCAAATGAACTGGGCGGGTTCCCCCGGTTACCCTTGGTGTATGGATTATCCCAACAACAAGGACCTCGTGTTTCAAAACTACCCAGAATTTGTGATTGCTGTGGTAGATATGCTAGAGTTGTGGCGTGATACCCCACACTCCATGGTCCGCTCTATGAGCGGCCATGAGCACGTGGCGGCGAGGCTCTTTGACCTCTGCCGTGTATTCGTGAAACAAGAACCGCATTCGACCAACAAGATGAAGGAAGATCGAATGCGTCTTATCGTATCAGTGTCCGCAACGGTTTCCGTTGCGATGGCTGTTCTTTACCAGGATATCATTGATGCAGATGTATCTACTTATGCAGATATCCCGGCCAAGCCCGGAATGAGCATGACTCAGGAAGGCATTCGTGTCCTCTGGAATTGCGCTCAAAAGGGCGCCAAGATTGATCCCCTCGTGTCCACAGACGTAAAACGATTTGATTGGAGTGTTTCACTCGATCTTATCGATGCTGAGACAGAGGTGGACATTGAACAATCCCAGTGTCGTGGTACGGCCTGGGAAAACATGATGCGTAACTGCGACTATTGTATGGCCGCGGCTCCGCTCGTCACATCCGACGGCCAGATTTTTGAACTCCTCCAACCGGGGGTTGTTAAGTCTGGAAGCCGGAAAACAGCGGAT